TGTGACAGGCTTTTTTTGTGTATAGGGGGCAAATAAGGGGCAAACTATAAAGAATCGAGCAAGTCCAAGATATTATCATCCATCTTTTTAGTAACGTGTGTATAGATTTTATTAGTCGTTCGAGAATCAGAGTGACCAACTCTTGCCATGATTGCTTTTAGGGGCACATTGTTTTCTGCTAGTCTACTAACAAGAGTATGTCTAAAAATATGCGAGGTAAGATGTTTGTCGATTGGTTTTTTTAAACGTTTATTTGCTTTCTGGATTGCTAAGTTGAAAGAATTATTTTGAATTGGTATACCGTTTTTTGTAACAAAGATAAATCCAAGATCATTGAATGTTTTTCGAGTGTTTTTAGAAAGTTCATTTATTGAGATAAACTCTTTTAAAATTTCAATTTCTCTTTTTGATAAAGAAACAGTTCTGAAGCTTGCAGCAGTTTTTGTAGTTGTTTTAAATCCTTTTGAATACCCTACTGTTTTATCTAGAGTTCCATGGATTTTTACTGTCTTGTTATCAAAATCAATATTTTCTAGTTTAATAGCAATGGCTTCACCGATTCGACAACCATTGTATGACATGAATTCTGCAAGCAATCCTAGTCTATATGTGTTCTTTGTCCTGTACAATTCTTCTAATAATCTTTTTAGTTCATCCTCTTCCAAAAATTTCTTTTCTGTCTTTTCTAACTCTTCAATTGTTTTTATTTGTTTTGGAAGTTTTGCTCGTCTTGCAGGGTTGTCTTTGATATATTCAAGATTAACTGCATAATCAAGAGATAGATTTAAAATCATTTTATAGCGCTCTAGTTTTGAACGAGAAATATCTAGATCATTTAAGAACCTCTGGATATATTTAGTGTCTATATTCTTCACTTTAATTTCTGTATCGAATGCTTCTTTAAAATCATTCACGCTACTAGTGAGAGAGCTGATAGAACTACCTTTGATTTCTTTCTGATAAAATGTCCACCACTCATCTAAAACGTGTTGGTAAATCACATCTGTTGATTGTATATTCTGTAAAGTTTCTTCTATGCGTTCATCAAGTAATTTTTGTGCTTCCTTTTTCGCTCTAGCTGTTCCAGAACTAAGCGTTACAGATACCCTCTTCAATTTTTCAGTGTACGGGTCTTTATATCTCTCAAAAAATTTAAATTTTCCGTTGGAAAGTTCTTCTATCCACATTTGCTTTTCACCTCATTTCTTGGTAAAATGGGTATAAGAAAACGACCTTTTGAATGGTTGTTTCTTATACAGGATATCCTCACATTTTAGCTTGCAGGCGAGTGTGGGGATTTTTTTATGTAACGAAAAGAATCAAAATGGTAGTTCTTCGTCAATGTCTTTTTCTAAATCCCAATTTTTAAGCAAACCTTGGTAGAAGTAGCTTGACTTACCTCCACAGTCTGGACAATATCGAGAATTTCCAGATAATATAGTTTTGCAACCATTATCTAAATAACGACCGATTGGTATTGCATACCCACGGACATCATAGCTATGTTCGTAGTCACCGAGGCAAATATTTCTCGTGTATATACCGCAAACATTGCAGTAATTACTACCGTCTAATTCTTCATTTTCGCACTTAGGGCAGACAATTGGATATCCGTCCAAGTCTAAATCATATTTCGAATATTTCATACGTTCCTTTTCTTTTTCTCGATTCCTCAAATAAGCTTTAAGGCTAGTTTCTCCTTTAGGCTGCAGCGTATCGCAAATATGACAATACTTAGAATCTCTTTTAATTTTACTATGACAAGTTTGGCAAATCCTAGTTTTTTGACTGGTCTCTATATACTTTGCAAACTTTTTTTCTACCTCATGCGCATCTTTACCAAGACCTGCTAATTGCATTGAATCTAGGTTTCCGATTACATATTTCGCTGTTGAATAAGAAACCTGGAATACTGTTTGGACAAAGTGATGATCCATAGAATGGAAAAAGTTTTTATAGTTCCCTAATACTGGAAACGGTACAAGTAAATGTTTAGCGAAGAAGTTTGCTTCTTTTTCAAATACATTATATTCATCTTCGGTCAAAGTGTAACGAGACAAAGTCGTTTTATCAGTCACTTCGTTATGCTTTAAAACATAATGTCCTAGTTCGTGAGCGATTGTAAAACGAATACGCTCTTTATTATCAATAGTATCATTGTAGAGCAAGATATATGTTTGTGTATTGGTTTTGTACCACAATGCGCCATCTTCACTGTTTAAAAATTGGTAAACTTCATTAATATCCATATCGTTTTCTTTTGCAAAGGTGCTATATTTCATTAGATAAAGATTATCAAGTTGTGAAATAATATGGAGTAAGTCGATTGGTAATTTACCATTTGTGTATTGGTTGAGAAAACTATATGCTATATTTTTTAATTTCTTGTAATTGATATTCCTAGAAATCGTGGTCGTTTTCGCCACCTCCATTCGAAATATTTTGGAAAGTTATTTCCATAATTTTTAGCAAACGTTCTTGATCAGTAACACTTAATTTTTTTGCTTTACGTTGAATCGTTTTAAATGTTGGATTTTCTTCTTCAATTTCAGAGGAGGGATTCGTTAAATCTGTAGACATTAATTTTGACAGCGATACACCAAAAATTTTTGCTATATCATTAAGAACTCCAGCTTTAGGAGTATATTTTCCTTTTTCCCATTCACTAATTGAAGATGAACTTTTTCTACCTAACCTCGTAGCAAGATCTATTTGTTCGAGGCCATGTTTTTGGCGAAGAAATTTCAAATTTGTTGCGAAATAATTTTTTTCTTCTTTCATTGTTGCGTTCCCCTTATTATTTTCTTTCTTATATAATATCACTTTTTCCGAACTGTGTAAAATAAAAATAGAAAAAAATTTCTAAAAAAATGAAATAAAAGTCTTGACATCGGAAAAACCGAAGTGTATAATGGACATATAAATTACGAAAGGAGATATGTATGACAAGTACATTGAAAATTCTACGTCGTTTCCGAAACAAAACTCAACAAGAATTGTCTGAAGAAACTGGCATCAATACAAGATCAATCAGTAGATATGAAGCTAGTCCTGAAGGTTTAAGAAGTGCTAGTTACAAAAATCTTGCTCTTCTTGCAGATGCCTTAGATGTCAGTGTTGACACATTTTTTTTGGACAATGTTTCGGATTTTCTGAAATTACCGAATTAGGAATTCGGTTTGAGATTAGGGAAGGAAAGGAGATATGTCGAGTGAAACAAAAAAAGCACCTAACAGAAGTCGGGCGCTTACTAAAATAACTAACTGAATTATATCACAAAAAGAAAGGAAAATCCATGCCTAAAACAGAAATTACTTACAAACCTGTGGATGTCAATGAAAAGGCCACACATGGCGACTACAAACACCTTTGCCAAATGTGGGAAGGTCTGACAGTTGGAACTGCTAAAATTTGGGCTACTGAGATGAGAGAGCATCCAGATTTTAAACAGTTCATTGATAATCCAACACATAAAATTGTATTCATCAATTACGAAGGCTTTCGCCTTTTCGTGAAGTGGAAAAGTAGAAATCGATATCGTGCTAAAAAGGAAACACTAGCAGAGATGCTGGAAAACTTAAAAAAAGAAAAAACAATTGGGAGTTTAACATGAAATTACTAGACAAACTTATAAAATGGTTTTTTAACAATGAACCAAAAGAAAAAAATATTGATTGGAAAGAAACTGCACTTATTTTTTCAGAAGAAAATATACATTTAAGAAAACAACTTAAATACTGGATACAAGCATACTCAGACCAAAAGAAAATAAATAAAATCAAAGAGGACGAAGAGAAATGACAGAACCAAATATCGCAGAACAATTACTCGGAGTCGCAATTATATTCATCCTCTTATTCACAATGATGGTACTAACTTCTAAAGAAGAAAAGAAAGTCGAGGAAGTAGAGGAACAAGAAGATTTCTACACTATCGCACGCACAAACATTCGTAACTGTGACCGTCAATTCACTTACGACACACAAAAACCAGAAGGGCTAAGACCTGAACTACTTGCCCTACCATATCCAAAGGGGTGATTACATGAACCTATATATCTGGAAGTGTGGATGTCGTGATTGTGGAAACACATTCGAGTATGTCGATAGTTACCCAATTATTGAATGTCCAAAGTGTGGGAGCGAGGATTTGGTTAATGAATTTGAAGGAAGGGAGTATGACTAAATGAAAACACTCTATGAACTAACAGGTATTTTTAAGCGAATCAATGATATTGAGGGATTAGATGAAGAAGCGAAACTTGATACTTTAGAATCACTTGATTGGACTGATCAATTTGAAGAAAAAGTTGAAAACACAGTTAAGGTTATCAAAAATAAAGAAGCTGATAAGAAAGCTCTTAAAGATGAAATTGACCGACTGACAGCAAGGTATAAATCAATTGATAATGACATAACCTGGCTTAAAACTTGTTTACAAAAAGCTTTTGAACTTACTGGATATGAAAAAGTTAAGGGATTGCTCTTCACAGTATTTTTAGCGAAAAATCAACCTTCAGTAGTTGTAGATGAAGAGCAATTACCTAAGAAATACTTTGTTCAAAAATTAACACCAGATAAAGCAACAATCAAGGAATTGCTAAAATCTGGAAAAACAATCAAAGGTGCTAGCCTTCAAGAAAGTAGAAGTTTGAGGATTAAATAGTGTTATGAAAATTCTAGCAATTGACCCATCGTCAAATAAAATTGAAACTTCAACAACAGGGATTGTCTTGCTTGATAATGCTAGGTTGGTTGGTAGCTGGGTAGTGGAATATGGTATGAAGGGATTTGCTAAGTGGTTTCATAGCATTGGAACAACACTTGAATTTGATGTAGTGGTTGTCGAAGAATTTAGAACCAGAGATAACGATAGGTCAAAAGACAATAGTGTGTTAGAAACTATTGCTTATATGCAGTTATGCTATCCAGATGCCATTCTTCAATATAACGGTGGCTATAAGTCAGATATTCCAGACGCCCTATTAAAAATCTTAGGTCTTTGGAAATTCGAGAAAAGTCATCATCAGGATATTCGAGCGGCAGCAAGACTTGGACTATTCTGGGCAATGAGAAATAATGTTGAAGAAGTTATCCAAGATATCGGGAAGGTGGTGAGCGAGTATCACAATAACTCTTAGAAAGTGGCAAGCTGAAGCAGTTAAAAGAAGTGACCACTTATCAAATGGAATTTTTTTAGAAGCTCTTGGGGGCAGAGGTAAAACCATCTGTGCGCTTGCTATTGCAAAGCATAAAAAAGCTAAGAAAATCATCATCACCAATAACAGACTAGCAATCTTGAATGGTTGGATAGATGCAGTCAAGTTTATGAATTTTGATAAAGATGTTGAGATTATCATTCAGACAGATAGATATCTTCAAAATCAAGTCAAAAAGGGGCATAAATTAGCCTGTGACGTGCTGATTGTCGATGAATGGCAGAATATGTCGAGCGATAAGCAAGTAGCCTTATATCACAAAATAAAGCGAAAATACACGATAGGTCTTTCAGCAACGCCAATCAGAAAAAAAGGTCAAAACTTCTACCCACTAGAAAAAATCGTTTTTGGTTGGGCAACACCTAATAATAAGTTTGATTGGCAAAAGGCTCACGGAAAAATGGTCTATGATCCATTAAGTTATTCAAAAGAGAAGTGGGAAGATTTTAGAGATTATGAACGTTATGTCTCGAATCTACCAAACTTCTTTAGGTGGGAAAAAATCGAAGAAATTGAAAACGCAGTTGAGAATAACGGTTTTGAGATTAAATTCTATCGAAAGAGAGTTGCTCCTGGCAATCCAGAAAAACTTGCTGAATTTAGGAAGTTAAATCTAGTCACAGTAAATGGTAAGACTGCCATGGCTAAGCAATATTTTGGAAGGAACACCTTCGAGCGCTACCTAAACCAAACTGGTGTAGATGTTGATTTTCCGAAATTAAAAGCAGTCAACAAAGACACACCATTATTGATAGAACTTGATGGACTAATTGAACGAGCACCACACGATATGCTGATTGTCAGTAAGTCTAAACAGATTGTGAATGTTATCCGCGAAAGACATCCAAATATTGGTATCTGGACTGGAGACATAAAGGACGGTCTAGATAATCAGATAGTGGTTGCTACCAGTCAAGTTTTAGGCGTAGGCGTTGATGGCCTACAACACAAATACCAAACGATTGTCGTACTAGATCCAGTCGAAGAAGGCTCTGGAGAATACGATGATTACCGACAGTTGCTTTGGCGCATAACAGGAAGTCGTCAGCAACACGATGTAAATGTAATTGAATTTTATTATAAAGGAGTATAAATCTTGTTTAAATTACCAGAAAACAAACCACAAATCCCGAAAGACACCCCTCGTAACTATTTCATCTACGGTGAAACCATGAGTGGTAAGTCTTATCTAGCAAACGAATTTCCAAACCCTATTGTATTAAACACGGACGGAAATGCAGAAGCTAACAGCGTACCAAGTATTCAACTATTGAATGAAAAAGACACCTCTGGACGAATTACCAATTCAGTTATCAAACAGTTGGGTGAAATCCTCCTGGCACTTCAAACACAAAAACATTCTTATGAAACAGTTGTAGTCGATGTAATCGATGATGTTATCGAGATGATTAAAATCGCTGTGTGTGATGAACTAACTCCACCAGGGAAACCTCGTTTGAAATCCTTGTCAGAAATTCCATACGGTAAAGGTTATGATTTCTTTAATCAAGCAGTCACTGAATTGGTTATTGACCTTAAAGCCTTACCGATGAATGTTATCTATATCAGTCGTCAAATCTCTGAATATGATGATAACGGTAATGCTACCAAAGACAAACCAAGCTTGAAAGATAAGTATGTCAACCTTATCAATGGTAACTCTGACTTAATGATTCATACAGAAAAAATCGGTAATAACTATAACCGTGAGGTTGACCGTAAGCGTAAATCTTACTACATGGATCAAGTTGATGACAAGAAAATCTTGAAAATCTTAACAACAATCCGTGGTGCATTGACACCTGCTAAACCTAAAAAAGTTGAAAAAACTGAAACAACAAACAATGAACCGACTGCAGCAGTAGAGAAAAAAGAAGATGCAACAGTTAAAGAACTATTTTAAGAATTAAAGGAGAAAACACATGAGTTTATTAGATATCGCACAATCAATCAAAAAAGAAGGTTTTGACCCACGTAAAGACAGCGCGAATGGTCCTGCACCAATCCCAGCTGGTGAATACCAAGCAATCCTTAAATCCGTTAAATTCAATATTTCAGAAAAAGGCTGGGAAAGTCTCCAATACTGCTTTGAAATCCGTGGTGGTGACTATGATGGTCGAGTTGAGTATGCATCATTTGGAACGCTAGACACTTGGAATAACAAAGATATTTCTTGGTCAGTCCAACGCACTATTAAATTCTTCCAAAAGGCTCTTGCATTTGCAGACGATGCACCTTTAAAAGCTGACTTTGAAGATGGGAAAGCACTAGAAGAAGCGCTTCAACGTAAAGCAGTTGGTTCTTACTTCAAGTTGATTATTATTGAAACAGAAAGCAAAGGTAAAACATACCGTAGCTATGATCTTGATGAAGCTGAAGGACTTCCAAGCGCTGAAGGTTTAGAAATCAGTGAAGACGATTTACCATTCTAAAAAAATAAAAAAATAGGAGGAAATTGGAATGGCTAGTATGAAAGAGTACGCTCTAAAATATCAAAATTTAGGATTTTCAGTCATTCCAATCAATCCTAAAAACAAGATGCCTTTGATTGAATTTGCTGATAAACCTGCCATGACTGCAAGTGAAATTGAAGTTTTTTGGGATGGTTATCCAAATGCTAACATTGCTCTTAAAACAACA